GCGTTCGAGTTGCCAGAGGTTCGAGCCGAGCGGCTGGTCGTTGTAGGGATCGGCCCACCAGCCGCGGCGATCGGAGGTGCCATCGGTCGGTGTGAAGTCCGGCGTCGCCAGCTTGTCGGTGAACAGCGAGACAAGGCAGGCGGTTTCGAGGTCCTGGCCGGTTTGCAGGTCGCCCACCGCCAGCGCCCAGTCGCCTTGCGCGTTGTTGTTGTCCCACAGGATGTAAATATCGCCCGCCAGATGGGCGGGCGGAATGAGCGCCAGGTAATCCCAGACCGTCGCGCCGTCGTCCCAGATCGTCTCGGGGCTGTCCCATCGCGTTCTGGTAACGCCTTCCGCATGGATCGGCAGGCCGGCGGCCTCGATCCAGCCGGTCATGGCGTCGGGTTCGGCACGCCGGACAGGCTGCCGCCTGGTTGCGTGTCTTTGTGACGGTGGTCGCGGAGACTGATTTTCGTCCCGTCGCAATCGGCGACGATATCGCCCGTGACTTCGAGGCGCGGCGTTTTGATCCTGACCTTGGTCGGGCAGGTGATCTCGATGTTCCCACCCGCCGCCAGCTTCACGATGTTGCCGCTGTTGTCATACAGCGCGACCTCGCCGGATTTGAGCGCGCGCAGCCGGTATTGCTGGTTGCCGGTGGCGATGATCACACCGTTCGATCGGTCGCCCGAGGTGAATATCGCCATCGCGTCCGACCCCGGCATGGCGTGCGAGGCCAAGCCGTAGATTTGCAGCACCGGCATGTTGTCGATCGTCTCGGGCGCGAACCCGCGCGCCTGAACCTTGTGCACCGGCCCGCTGTCGTCGGTCGCGGTGATTTTCATCGTCCCGACCATCATCATCACGCGCCGGTAAAGCCGGTCGGCGGTGCTCATGTGTCGAGTTGCCCCGGCGGGAGCGGCGCCTTCGCCTTCGGTGGCACCGGCGGCGTCGGCGTCTCGGCGTCAGGCTTCGTCGGGTTGTTGCGGTTCACATCGTCCTGCAGCACCAGCATCGGCGGCGCGGCCGGCTCGACGCTAAACGCTTCCTTCGGCCACAGCCCGAGATGCGCGTGCTGGCCGCTCTCGTCGCGGGTATAGGTCACCGTGCCAATCAGCCAGTTTTTATCGGCGACCTTCAGTTGCGGCGCGTCGATCGGCACCAGCATGTTCGGCGTCCACAGCACGCCCTTCGCGTCGCGCCACGCGTCGCAGGTCACCGTGAAGTTGAACGACTGGCCCCAGCGCCGGTTCTTTTCCCAGAGCGCGCGATCCTTCGCGATCGGCTGACCGAGCACGTATTGCTCGCTGACGATGTAGAGCTTGCGGAAGCGCCGCACCTCTTCGTCGTGGACGATCTCGCCGACACCGGGCGAATTGGGGCCGGCGTCGGTGCCGAGCGACATGTTCGACATCGTGTGCGCCTCGTATTCCTGATATCGTTGATCCATCGAAAAGGTCACGCTGGCGGCCTCGATGTTGTCGCCAAGCCGGAAGCCCGAGGCCATCGACTCCTTGCCGACCTCGGCCAGCATCAGCGAGCCGTCGGGCAGGTCGTAGACGATCATCTGTGACCACCGCGTCAGCCGGTCGATTATGTCCCACACGGTTTCGCCGAGCAGGACGTTGAACTGCGGCGGGATAAAGCCCTCGCCGGCGGTGCTCTGAACGGTCACGCCATACGGCGCGGCGAGCTTGCGGATGATCGCCAGCGCGGAGCCGTTCATGATTTGCATTCCCGGCGTGACCGGACTGCCGGCGGACGTGTTGAGCACCACCGCCGAACAGTCGACCAGATCGCAGCTTTTCGAGCGGCCCTGGACGCGCACGGTGTGGGCCCCCGGCGAAATGCTCGACTCGTAACGGTCGATGTAGCCGGTCAGCACCAGATCAGCGCCGATTTTCACGGTGCATGGGTCGCCGGCATTGAGCGGCACCTCGGCCGCGTTCGGATATTTCTCGGTTGCCTCGATAGCGAATGAGGCGGGGATGCCGGCGAGCGGCCGGGTCACCGAGACGCGTTGCCAGCCGGTCAGCGTCTTGTTCCCGACCGTCAGGGTCAGGATATCCGTGGAGCCCGGTGGCGGCCCGCGACGGGTGACACCGTGCGCCTCGCTCATGCGTTCAACGCCGGGAAGCGGGTCGGCATGAACAGCGGATGCGGCGGATCGGCCGAGGCGACCAGACCGGGCTCGCGCGGCGTGTCGTGATAGAGCGTCCAGGCTTCGGCCAGCGAGGGGATCGAGGTGCGGGTGACGACCTCGGCCAGCCACGGCAGGCCGGCGCCGCGCACCCCGAAGTCGAGCGCCACTGCCGCGCGCAGATCGCGGAGCGCCTGGAAGGTCGCGTCGCGCCCGGCATCGCCGGCTCGGGTCGCCTCGGCGTCCAGGGCGCCGCAGACGGCGGCGCGCACGGCCATGGCGTCCTGATAGCTGGCCGGCTGATACCCCTGTGAGGCGCCCGCCAGGGCGGCGCAGGCGGCGCACCGCAGGTTCGACGCGATGGCGTCCTGGGCGGCGCGGGCATTGGCGGCGAGCGGCCCGGTGCCGGCTATCGGCGGCGGTATCCAGCCGGCCAGCGGCAGCAGCAGGCGGATCGCGTCGGCCGGATCATTGGCCGAGGCCGCGAGCGCGTCCGCGAGGCCGGCGGCGGCGGCGGCGAAGGCGTCGGATTGCGCGCTCACAGGAAGCTCGCCAGGTGGTTGACCAGGGAGGCCGAGGTATTGACCAGCGTCCGCGCCGTAGTGGTCGCGCGCAGCACGCCCTGGACGGTCGCGGTGACCGGTTGCAGCACCGAGCGGGACCCGGTCGCGTAACGCCCGAAGAAGCCCTGAAGCCCGCGCACGGAGTTGAATATCCGCGAGGCGTCGCCGACCAGGGTGGTCGCGATCGCGGTATAGTGCCCGACCGTCGCGGTCACCTGTTTGGCGACGTTGCCGACGCCGCCGAGGAATGATCCCAGGTCGCTCGCCGAGGCGGTTTTCAGATTGGCCACCGCCGACAACACGTTCTGCCCGGTCGCGGTGGCGGTCGAGGGGTAGAGCACGTCGCCGGCGACGATGAAGCTGAACTGAAACTCGACGACGCGCCCGCGCTCGCGCCGGTCGGCGCAGGCGAACTCCATCAGCACGCACTGGATCGCGCCCATGGTCGGATGGACCAGGGTACCGGCGCCGGCCTGCTCACAGGCGGCCAGCATCGCGTCGCGCCGCTGGTAGCAGTCGTCGCCAACGATGAATGCCTGAATGGCGAAGCGACGCGGCAGCTTGCCGATGTCCTCGGCCCAGGCGTCGTCGCGATACGGGTATTCGTGGATCGCCACGCGCCGGCCGGCGGCGGTTGTTCCGGCATCGAGGACGAACCCGATGCCGCGCCACGAGCCGGGTTGCAGTTGCAGCGACCACGAGCCGTCCGCCCAGGACAGCGCCGAGTTGTCGATCGCGCCCGCGACACTCTGGCCGAGCCGCGCGACGTCGGAAACCGTGCTGCCGACCGAACCAAGAAACTCGCTCATATGCTCGCCATGTCCTGATGCTCGACGCGGACGGGCGCGATGTTGACCGAGCCCGAGCCGGTCGCGGTAACGGCACTGTTCGGCGGCGCGTTCTTATGCGTGATCGAAACGTCCACCGACCCGTTCACCGGCGGCGCGGTCGGGACGGTCTGCTTCTCGCCGGTCAGTTGCTCCTGGGTCAGCGTCTTATAGCCGGCGCCGGGTGTCACCGGCTGACGCAGGAACTGTTCGGCGTACTTGCCGCGAACGCCGGCGTTGCTCACCGCCGGCCGCTCGAACAGCCGCTCGAACAACGCGGCCGAGTCACGCGCGGCGTTCGGCCCCTTCAACTCCCCAAGTTGCTTAATCAAGCCGGCATATTCGCGGCCCTTCAGTTCGTGCAGCAGGAATCCGTAGTTGGCGGCGTCGCTTTTCGGGTCGAGGTTGTTATCCTTCGCGTATTGCTCGAAGGCGACGCGTCGCGGGCCCGTCCATTGCGCCCAGCCGAAGCCGCCGCGCCCACTGATCGGGCGCTTCTCCTGCACCGCCTGAACGCCGGACTCCGCTTGCAAATTGCCGGTGATCCCCGCCGCCTGCTCCCGCGTCAGGTTGAGGTCGGCCGCGAGCCGGTCGGTGACGGCCGCGCCGCGCGAGACACTGGTGGCCGGCAGGCTTAAGGCGGCCGGCACGAACCGCGGCCCCCCGCCGTGGCCAGTGCCGCCTGGGCGCGACGGTTCCAGACCATGGTGCGGCCCGACGCCCGACTGATTGCCTGGCCGCGTCGTGTTGGGTGTCTGATCGTTCGGCCGCGCGAGGCCGCCAGGACGGTCGCCCAACAGCGCCGGCAGGCCCTTCTGTAACAGCAGGTAGGTTCCGGCGAGCAAGGCGGCGACACCGCCCAGCACGCCCAGCAGGCCGGCACCGCCTACCGCGCCAGCGATCCCCGGCACGGCGCCGCCCATCGAGCCGAACGCGGCGGTCAGCTGCGCGACGCCGGCCGCCGCCTTGACGAACCACAGCCCGAGTTGCATCCCGACCAGGAACTCGACGGCGTGCCCGATCGTGGTGAGGTTGTCGCCCACGGCCTTGAGCCCGGTCTCGATGTCCTCCCATTTGATGCCGCCGAGCCACGCGGCGAAGCGCGCCGACAGGTCGTCGATCGCCTTCAGGATCGCGGGCGTGTTGCGCTCGACGAACTGGGCGAAGCGGTCAAGCAGCGGGCCGAAGTCGCGCGTCAGGATCGCGGTGATCTGCTGGCCCAGGGTGTCGAACGCGACGCCGAGCCGGCCCTGCGCTTCGGTGAACCGTTGATTGGCGGCGATCTGTTCCTCGGTCAGCGCCTTATAGCGGCCGGCGTCGGTGAACCAATCCGAGAACGAACGATGCGTCTGGCGGAACGTCTCGACCAGCTTGTCGCCCGAGCCGCCGAGCAGAATGTTCGCGATCCGCGCGCGGTTCGCCGGGTTTGGCATGGCGGCGATCGCAGCGATGACCTCACGCGTGACCACGGCGGTGTCGCGCAGGTTGCCGTTCGCATCCTTCATCGAGATGCCGAGCAGGTTCATCACCTGTGCCGTCTCGGAGGCGTTGCCATGGCCGAGGTTCCAGTCAGCCATGGCGTCGTGCAGCGCCTTCATACCGGCGGTCATGTCCTCGGCGTTGCCGCCGGCCAGCCGCGTAGCGTTCTGCATTTGCTGAAGCTGTTGCGTCGTGATGCCGATGTTGTCGGCGGTCTGCACCAGCGTGTGCGACCAGTCGGCATACACGCCGACCAGCTTGACCATGCCGGCGAGCGTCGCGGCCCCGGTGATCGCGCCCAGCACAGGCACGATGTTCGACAACATGCGGAACACGTTGCCGGCCGCCTTGCCGATCCACTCGAAGCCCTGCGCGACCTTGTTCAGGCCCGAGACATCGACGAAGCGGGAGACCTGTTTCGAGAGGCGTTCCATCGGCGCGCGCAGTTGCGTCATCCGCCGATTGATCGCGTCGATTTGCTTGGTGGCCCGGTCCACAACCTCAAATGTGACCGAGTAACCAGCCACTAGCCGGGTATCCTTCGCGCGGCCTGATTTTCCTTACGCAATAGCGGGCGCAAATTACTGTGGTGGAAACACGCGCGCCGCTGTTCCAGGTCAGTCAGGTCGAAACTCGCGCACGGGTTCCGGTGGTCAATCTCCCACACGGCGCCGTGATTTTCCCAGGACATCCCAGACTGAAACAATGCCTCAAAATGCGCTCTCAATTCCAGCGGACTACATCCCAACAGTGGTCCGATGGTTGACCGCGCCCCCCATTTTTCCAGTTCGCGCGTCTTGTTCGGCAGCCGATGAACCGCCTGGTATAATTTGGCCCTCAAGCCAACCCGGATACGATAGTTCTCATCCGATTGGTAACGATCGCGGTCCCGTTCCATTTGCCTCGGACGATGACGACGCGCCCGGTCAAGCACCACTTCAACATTGGCGTCACGCCATTTACGCGCCCAGTCGCGGGCAATCTTCTTTCGTCTGTCCGGGTTCGCGGCGACCCACGCGCGCACGCGGGCGTCGGCCTGTGCCCTTTCCTCCGGTGTCATTGAGGCTCGTGGTTTCGCCATTGCCGCCCGACCTTACCTCTCGCGCTCGCGTTCAGCGATGCGGCGCGACTGCTCGGCCCACCAGATCAATCGCGTTCCCGTCAGGCCCCAGGCGTCATGCGCGCCCCAGCCCCAGAAGCGCGTCAGGTCGGCGATCAGCTCACGCCATCCTTCGGGGAAGGCGCGAGCAAGTCGGACAAAAAATCGAACGCCTCCGTCAGTTCGCCGTGGCGCAACTGGAGCACGACCTCGCGCGGAACTTTGGCGACGCCCGCTATGAGCGCGATCTGATAGCGCCGCATCGTGTAGGCGGTCGGCGACGCGGTGTTCAGTTCAAGCTCGGCGCGTTCCAGTTGCCCGGCCGTGGGCTCTTCCAGGTGCAGCGTGGTGAACCGCCTTTTCTGGAATGTGACGTCGATGTCCATGTCGAGCGTGCGCGGAAGCGGTTCTGCTTCTTCCTGGGCCGCGTCGAACTCGTCGGCGAATGCGTCCATGGCTTACGCCTCCGATACGTCGATGCCGTCGAACCGGACCTGGAACGTCCCCTCGGCGGCGCGGACCTCCAGCGCGGCGGTGTTCCACATATTCGAACCACCGACCACCTTGCCGTTGGCGAGCGTGACCAGCACCTCGACGCACCGCATTTCGTTGAAGTCGCCAACCGTCATGTCGCCGCTGTCGCGCAACGTCGCCTCGACGAACCCCTGTATGGGAACCTCGGAAAACCCGTGCACGGCGTCGAGCCCGACCAGGGTTTCACGCTTCCATTTGGCGGGGCTCCAGGTGCAATCGCTGACCAGCATGTAGGCATTTCCATCAATTGTGAACCCGGTGATCCCGGCCAGTCTTTCGCATATCGCCATGATTATACCTCCTTCCGAGGTCTGCGGAGATTGTCCGATCGCCACAGCGGGCGAAGGTTCGTGTAGTGGAAGCACACGAGCACCTGCGCGTGGTCAGTCAGGTCGAACGTCCAACGTTGGCGGATGTGATCGACCTCCCAGCCCTTGCGGCCGTAATTGTCCCAGGACATACCGGGGAGGAATTGCGCTTCGAGGTGCGCGATCAGGTCGGGTTTCGAGCAACCGACGATAGCGGAAAGCTTCGCGTCTGGCTTCCAGTCGCGCCCCGACTTGTGGCGCTTCACCGCCCTATGCAGGTTGCCGCATAATACCGCGCTGATCCTGGTGTTTTCGTCTGACTTATAGCGGTCGCGGGAATATTCCCGGTGATAGTCGGGGTTCTTGGCATTCCAACGTTGAAGCTGTTCAGCGCGCTCCTGCGGGTGGTTTTTGCGCCACTCGCCGGATTTGGCGCGCGCCTTTTCCGCGTTCGCCTCATACCAGCGACGCGACTGCTCCTTCACGAGTTCGGGATTGGCCGCCCGGCGCGCCGCATCATAAAGTCTTTTCGTCGGCGCCCGTTTGGCATCATTTCGGCGTTGGTTCTCGCGCTCGCGCTCTGGATTTGCCGCGCGCCAAGCTGCGGCATACCGTCGTTTGTATTCGCGCTTTTCTTCAGGGCTCATCCTATGACTTCCGGAATTGTAACAGTATCGCAATTTGTCTTAGCTGGTTGACAAGGTCCACCGGGCACAAGATTTTTACAAGACCTGACCCCGCGTTCTCGACCACGACGTTCTTGCTGAAAATCGCGGCGTTCTGCACGTAGCCGGCGCTTTCGAGCGCGCGATACTCGCTGATCACCGAGGCGCGGATCATTGGCG